AACGACCGCGTTAAGCGGGCCGGAACGGCTCCGCTTGAACAGCGTGGTTAGGCCTCAATGCTAAACAGATACAACAGGAAATACATGCTCAAACATCAGGTTTCTTCGCCCGCTCAAGCGCTGGCCTACATCACCGATTGCACGCTTGCCACGGTGTGCGACATGGCAATGACTAAATCACGGCGCAAAGGTGAGTACAAGCGCCAGATTTCGATTGCACAAACTGCGGTTGATTGGATGATTGTTATGGGCGTTGACCCATCTGGAACCAGGGCCGAGAAGGTGGCGCACCATCGCGGCAGCGTTGCGGAATGGGCAAAAAGTTTTGAGGCCTAACGTGATTTAGGCGACTTGCCGCGTTAAGCTGCACAAAAATATGGCACTCCGATTCGGCCGAAAGCTCAGACCAGACCCCCGCGTGTTGTCGCGCGCCCGCGATGCAACTGCAGCGGCCCTGACTGCTGCAGGCGTTGAGCCGCGCGAAGACCCGGACCAGCGCAAGGTGTGGCGGCTGACATGCGATTTTCCGGGGCGTGAGCTTGCTTGGACATGCACGCCCAGGCGCGGCTATGTCACGTATCGCGTGACCGATGCAGCCGGCAAGATGGTGATGCAGGGCACGCCAAAGACGATAGCCGCAGCGTTTCAGCGATTGCTGCCCGAGGTGCGCCGGCCGCCTATCAAGGACATGCAGCACTACAGCGCACGCGACGAAGCAGACGCCGCAGCGGCGCACGGAGACTGACCCATCATCTGGTAACGTTTCCAGATAGACCCCAAATCGCCAACCGTTTGACAAACGCAAAACTGGCATGACGATATTGCGGGTATGCACCCCGCACGCCAAGAATCCATCTTTGAGCGCATCCTGCGTGAAGCCAAGGAGCGCCGCGCCACGTTGAGCGACCGCCTGCGCGAGCAGTTGCTGCGCATCCAGGCCAAGAGGGCGGCGCATGGCGAGTAAGCCACGGGGGAAGTTGGCGCCAGCGGCAAAGGCCAAGAAGCCAGCCAAGCGAACAGCGCCAAAGAAGCCGATTGGCAGCGCAGCAGATGCTGCAGCGGCCCGCTTTGTTGCCGAGTACCTGATCGACTTCAACGGCACACGCGCCTACATGGCCGCGCAGCCAGGAGTGAAGGCGACATCAGCGGCCACAGAGGCACATCGCATGCTAAGAAAGCCTGAGATTCAGGCTGCCTTGGCTGTGGGGGCCAAGAGGGTTGCTGAAAAGGTGGAGCTTACAAAGGAGCGCGTCTACGCCGAAACGGCAAAGATAGCGTTCTTCGACCCGCGCAAGATGTTCGGGCCGGATGGCAAGCCACTGCAGATCACGGAACTGGACGACGACACGGCAGGCGCGATTGCAGGCCTGGAGGTGCTGGAAGAGCACGAAGGCCACGGGGAAGAGCGCCGGCTTGTAGGCCACATCAAGAAGTACAAGATCGCCGACAAAAACGTGGCGCTTGAGCGTGCGGCAAAGCTGCTGGCGCTGTTCAAGGACGACAACGCCCAGCGCATTGACCCGCTGCTGGCAATGTTTGAGCGCATGGGCCGGTCATCCTTCCCTGTGGTTGCCAACCCTGGCAATGACGATGGCAGGTAAAACCGCCTGGCGCAGCGCTGCTGCAGCGCCCGCCACCAAGCCGCGCCCTGAAGCGACGGCCACGGTTCAGCACCTGCCGAACTTCAAACCCAGCACGCCCGAAGAACTGGAGCGCTGCCTTTCCGATCCTGTGTGGCGCGTGTGCAGCGGCCAGCTCTACAAGATCATGGTGAAGCAGGGCGATGACGAGAGCATCGTGCCGTTTGTGCCCAACCGAGCGCAACGGCGCCTGCTGACGCGCCTTTGGCACCGCAACATCATCTTGAAGGCCCGGCAATTGGGCTTCACGACGCTGGTTGCCATCCTGTGGCTGGATCACGCGCTGTTCAACAGCGACCAGCGCTGCGGCATCATCGCCCAGGACCGTGAAGCCGCTGAAGTGATCTTCCGCGACAAGGTGAAGCTGGCCTACAACCACCTGCCGCCCGAGATTCGCGCCGCCCGGCCGCTGGCCAGAGACAGCGCCACCGAACTGCTGTTCAGCAACAACAGCAGCATCCGCGTGGCCACGTCGATGCGTTCAGGCACGATTCACCGGCTGCATGTGTCGGAGTTCGGGAAGATCTGCGCGCAGTTCCCCGACAAGGCCAAAGAGGTTGTGACCGGCTCACTGCCGGCTGTGCCGCTGGATGGCATATCCATCATCGAGAGCACCGCAGAAGGCCAGGACGGCGACTTCTACAAGATGACCAACCGGGCCATCGAGACGCTGGAAGCCGGCAAAGACCTGACGCCGCGCGACTACAGGTTCCACTTCTTCCCCTGGTGGGATGAGCCGGCCTATCGCATCGACACGGCCAGCGTGATGCTGACGCCGAAGGACCGGGAATACTTCGAGCAAGTGGAGGCCGAAACCGGCACCAAGCTGGATGACCAGCAGCGGTTTTGGTACGTGGCCACGCGCGATGCCGACTTCTCAGGCGACCCCGAGAAGATGTGGCAGGAATACCCCAGCACGGCCAAGGAAGCGTTTCAGGTAAGCACTGAGGGCACCTACTACGCTGTGCAGCTGACTGCCGCGCGCAAGGCTGGCCGCATCTGTTCGGTGCCCTACGTCGAAGGTACGCCGGTCAACACCTTCTGGGACGTCGGCAGCACGGACGGCACCGCAATCTGGTTTCACCAGCGGGTGGGGTTTGATGACCGCTTCATCAACTTCATCGAAGGCTGGGGAGAGCCTTACGCGCACTTCATCAGCAAGATGCAGCAACTGGGCTACGTCTGGGGCACGCACTACCTGCCGCACGACGCCGGCCACAAGCGCCAGCAGGGGATGAAGGTTGCTTCGCCCATGGAGGAACTGGAAGGCTTCAAGTTGGGTGGGACATGGGAAATAGTGCCGCCCGTGGACGACGTGAACCACGGCATTCAAAAGACCCGCGCAGCCTTTGGCCGGTACTGGTTCGACGAAGAGCGCACCAAGGTCGGCCTGGCGCACATTGCGGGCTACAAGAAGCGCTGGAACAAGGCTTCTGGCGGCTGGAGTTCTACGCCGCGCAAGGACGACGGCAACTCAGAAGCTGCGGATGCGCTGCGCCAGCACGGCCAGGGCTACATGCCGCCCGGCCGCCCGAGCACAAAGCAACCCGTCAGAACCACATGGAGAACATCTTGACCGCATCCGTATTGGGCCCCAGCGGCAGCAAGTTCGTCTGCCTGGACACTTCCCGCGCCTGGATGCACCGCACCATCGGTGAGTTCGTCTGCAGCTTCCAGTGGCTGGACCTTGACGACGGCGAAGACCCGCAGCCCTGCATGTGCATCTTCAAGGCCAGCCGGATGATGGACGTGGTGCCCTACGTCATCCCGCAGCGCAACGCCTACGCCTTTGCCGACAAGAGCGGCGGGCCTTCACCGCACGCCATCGGCGCGGCATTCAAGGCCTGCCTGCACATGGGTACTTTCCCGAGCAATGACACGGTGCGCAAGCTGCTGGACATCATCGTTGAGGGCATCCCCGATCTTGTGCGCATGCCAACCGATCAGCACGAGGCTCTGAATCTGCGCCGCACCTTCTACGGGATGGAGGCCACGGCCAAGATCAACGGGCGCACGGTGCGCGAGGAAGTGCTTTGATGTTCGGCATAGAGCAGCGCCAAACCAAGAGCCAGCGGCCCCAGACCGAGGATTCCACCCCCTTTGTGGACGCCCAACTGGCCCGCAGCGACCCCGAGCAGGAGCGCGACCGGCGCCACGGCGTGCTGATGGAGTGCCTGAACGACGAGCGCGACCGCCAGCAAGAAGAGCGCATCCAGGCGGCCATCGACGAGGACTTCTACGACCATTTGCAGTGGCGCCAGGAAGACGCCGCAGTGCTGATCGAGCGCGGCCAGGCCCCGCTGGTGTTCAACGAGGCCCGCCAAACCATCGACTGGTTGAGCGGCATGGAAAAGCGCATGCGCAAGGACTACAAGATCCTGCCGCGCGAGCAAGGCGACGAGAAGGGCGCCGAGGTCAAAACACAGGTGGTCAAGTACACCGACGACGTGAACCTGACCCAGTGGCACCGCAGCAAGGCCTTCAAGCAGGCCTGCTTGTCTGGCCTGTCCTGGCTGGAAGAAGGCATCAACGTAGACCCCGAGGAAGAACAGATCTTCAGCGGGAGCGAGGACTGGCGCAACGTGTACCGCGACAGCCGGTGCAGGAACTTCGCGCTGCAGGATGCGCGCTATCTTTTCCGCCGCAAGTGCACCGACCTCGACTACGCCCTGGCCCTGCTGCCCAAGGCCGGCGACCATCTGCGCCAGATCGCCACGTCCGATGAAACGGTGGACGATGACGACGTTTGGTACTTGGGCGAGCGCCTGACCGGGGCCAGCGACATCCTGAACCAAGACGGCCTGCCCAGCAACTGGCGCGACCGCCGCGCCTACGTTGGCAACGACTATGCCGACAAGGGCAGGCGCACCAGCGTGGAACTGCTGGAGTGCTGGTACCGCGTGCCCGAGAGCGTGAAAGTATTCGACGGCGGGCCGCTTTCCGGCAAGGTGGTGAACCTGGCCGACTACAGGCACCAGCAACTTCAGAACGACGGCGCCAAGATGTACCAGGCCGTGAAGATGCGCATGCGTGTGATGGTGGCCACCAAGGACCAGCCGCTGTGGGATGGCCCGAGCCCGTTCAAGCATGGCCGGTTCCTGCTGGTGCCCATCTGGGGCTACCGGCGTTACCGCGATGGCATGGCCTACGGTGTGATGCGCGGCATGCGCGACTTGCAGGAAGACGTGAACAAGCGCGCCAGCAAAGCGCTGTGGCTGTTGTCCAGCAACCGGGTGGTGGCCGACCAGAACGCGGTTGAGGACGTGGAAGTGGCCCGCCAGGAGGCCGCGCGTGCCGATGGCTGGATCACGAAGCGGCCGAACAGCGAGCTGCGCTTCGAGAAGCCCATGGCCGAGGTGCAGGGCAACTTGGAGATGATGGAGCGCAACGTCGCCACCATCCGCAACATCGGCGGTGTCACGCCCGAGAACCTGGGCCGTGGACCTGCAACCCAGTCAGGCATCGCCATCGAGCGCAAGCAGGACCAGGGCAGCCTGACCACCAGCGAACTGTTCGACAACAAGCTGCTGGCCACCAAGATCGCGGGCCAACTGCGCGTGAGCCACATCGAACAGTTCATGACCGAGAAGAAGGCCATCCGCATCCTGGGCGAAGGCAAGCCGCTGGAGTGGCTGACGGTCAACGACACCGACCCCGACACCGGGGAAATGGTCAACGACCTGACCGCCCAAGAGGCCGACTTCATCGTCAGCGAGCAGGACTACCGCGAGAGCTACGCCCGCGCCGCCCTGGAGCAGATGATGGAACTGCTGGGCCAGATCGCCACCTATGCGCCGCAGGTTGTGATGGCCGTGCTGGACCTGGTGGTGGACAGCGCAGAAATCAAAAACAAGGACGAGTGGATCAGCCGCATCCGCAAGCTGAACGGCCAGCGCGACCCGACCAAGGAAGTCACGCCCGAGGAACAGGCGCAGCAGTTTGCCGAGGCGCAGAAGGCCGCGCTGCAGGACAAGATGGCCATGCAGCAACTGGCCCTGGGCCTGAAGAAACTGGAAGGCGAAATCAGCAAGTTGGACGCCGACGCCATCACGCAGCGCGTGAACGGCCTGTTGACCGCGCTGCAGGCTGCCCAAATCGTTGCAGTGACGCCAGCAGTGGCGCCAGTGGCCGACGTGATCGCCCAGGGCGCAGGCTTCAAGGACCATGGCGGGCAAGACCCGAACATCCCGGCCGCCGCGCAACCAACCGCGCCGACGTATCTGGGGAATTCCCCAGATGCAGCACCCCAAGAACAGGCGCAACCAGCGCCGATGCAACCGCCTGGCATGCAGCAGGCACTTTGACCACCTAGAAGGACGACCATGACGCAACTGACCGCAGAAGAAATGCAAGGCATGAGCCCCGAGGAAATCGAGTTGTTGTCCGAAGGCCTTGAGGCTGATGGCACGCCGGTTGAGGCCGGCAGCGCCACCACGCCAGCGCCTGACGACAGCGACGAAGACCCAGATGACGATGCGCCCGCTGCTGCGCCTGCACCAGCCGCAACGCCGGCCGAGGCCCAGACCGCCGATCAAAGTGCAACGTTGCACTTTGATCCGAAAGCCGAAGAACCAGCCGGCCAAGTGGTGGACGACGAGCCCGCCACCGCGCCGGCCGCATTCGTGCCCCAGTACAGCGCCGAGGTGCCTGCCGATGCGCAGCAGCAGATTGATGCCCTGCGATCCAAGGAGCGTGCCGCCTTCAAGCAACTGATGGCTGGCGAAAGCGACATGGACGAGGACGCCTACGAGGCGATCCGAGCCCCGATTGAGCAGCAGATTGACGACCTGAAGGCCAAGATGCTCACGGCCAGCATCTTCAAGCAGGCAACCGAGCAGGCCCAGGTCCAGCGTGCGCGCGAGGAATGGGAAACGGCCAAGGCGCAGGCTTTCGAGAAGTTCAAGGCTGACGGCCTGGACTACTCCGACCCCAAGCGGCCGGGCCTGATGGCTGCCTACAACCACCACCTGAAGGCCCTAGGCAGCAACCCGGCCAACGAGGACAAGACCGGCACCTGGTTCCTGAAGGAAGCTGACCGCCTGACGCGCGAAGACCTGGGCATCAAGCCTGCGCCCCCTGCGCTGGCCAAGCCAGCGCGCGGTGTGGACCGCAGCGCCATCCCGCCCACGCTTTCCCGCGTGCCGCCTTCAGCCGACTCGGCAATCAGCGGTGACGAGTTCTCGCACCTGAGCAGCCTGGACGGCGCCGCGCTGGAAAAGGCCATCGCCAAAATGACCAACGAGGAACTTGATCGGTACTTGGCCTGATGAGCGAACGACGCGCGCTGACAAGGACGGTGAAGGTGGGCGAAACCATCACGCTGGACAACGGGCGCATCGTGCTGCAACTGCTGGAGCGAACCGGGCGCAATGCTTCACGCATCCGGTTCGACCTGGCGGCTGACGTGGTGGTCAACAAGCCTGGCTTCACCAGCGCTGCACAGTTTGCGCGCAAAGGGGTGTACGGCTGAAGCCAACCGTTTGACAAATTGAAAACGGCGGTTAACTTACGCGCAGGGCTTTCGTAAATCCGCGTTGCCCGTACTGCGCAAGAGGCGCTCCAACTTTATGCCGAAGGGCATGCAAGGAGTGTCTAAGTGCGCACAAGCGTTGGCGTTAACGATCCGCAAGCAGTAAAAAAGTGGTCCACCGCCCTGGGCGTGGCCGTCAACAAGGCGTCCTACTTTGCCCGCAAGATGATGGGCATGGGCAAGGACAGCCGCCTGCCCATCCAGCGAATGGACGAGCTGGAAAACGATGCCGGCGATGAGGTCACATACGACCTGCTGATGCCAATGAACATGGAGCCCGTCATCGGTGACGAGACTCTGGACGGCAAAGAGCAGCCGCTGAAGTACTACACCGACAAAATGCGCATCGACCAGGTGCGCGGTGGTGTGGACCTGGGTTCGCGCATGACCCGCAAGCGCACCCTGCGCAACATCCGCACCGACGCCAAGCGTGTCAGCACCGACTGGTGGAAGCGGCTGTACGACGAACTGTTCTTCATCTACCTGTCGGGCAGCCGTGGCACCCAGACAGGCTACATCTGGCCGGCGAACAGCCCGTTCCTGGCGCTGAACGCGCTGACCGCGCCGGACAGCATGCACCAGATGTGGGGCGGCACTGCGACCAGCAAGGCCAGCATCACAACCAGCGATGGCTTCGACCTGCGCCTTATCGACAACGCGGTGGCCAAGGCCGAGACGATGGGCGGTGACGGCACGGACGAAATCAGCATGCTTCCCTGCGAGGTGGATGGCGACGAGCGTTACGTGACGCTAATGCACACGTTCCAGTACGACGCGATGAAGAAGCGAGCAGAAGTTGGCCAGTGGCTGGACATCCAGAAGGCTGCTGCTGCTGCTGAAGGCACCAAGGCTCCGCTGTTCAAGAACAACGGCGGTGTGTATGCCGACGTGGTGATCCACAAGCACCGCAACGTGATCGGTTGGTCTGACGCTGGCGCCAGCTCGAATCTGCCGATGCGTCGCGCGCTGTTCCTGGGCGCCCAGGCAGCGGCCATCAGCTTCGGCTCGCCGGGCAACGGCCTGCGCTTCGACTGGACCGAGGAAGTGTCCGACCACGGCAACAGCGTGAAGATCGGCACCAACTCGATCATGGGCGTCAAGAAGGTCACCTACAAGTCCAAGGACGGTCAAACGGCCCGCGACTTCGGCGTGATCGCCATGGACACCTACGCCAAAGACCCTAACGTCTGATGAACGGCCCTTCGGGGCCTTTCTCAAACGCAACCAATCTTCAAGGAGCACAACGTGCCGACCATTGCAACCAAGTTTTTCACCCGCGTGCGCAACGTCCCGCAGCCTGATTCGGCCTGCGTTGACACCGTGCCCGTGGACATCGAGTTCCCGGCCGTCGCTTTCGCGGCCAACGACATGATCCGCCTGATCGAAATTCCGGCTGGCGTGACGGTGCAGGACTACGCATTTGTCTTCCCCGACATCGACAGCGGCGGCAGCCCGGCGTTTGCCTTCAGCTTTGGCGTGATGAACGCGGCCGGCACGGACCTGGCAACGGTCTACGCAAGCGGCCTGACGGCGGGCCAGTCCACCACCATCGTGCGCGCTACGACCTCAGTTGCCGCACAGGACGCTGCCAACAACGTGCTGGTGCGCAGCCTGGGCATCAAGGTGACCACCGCTGCAGCCACCTACGACGGCGCTGGCAAGACCGGCACTGTGCTGTTGTCGCTGCGCGGCTGATCGTTCTCAGTGGGCTTGGGCGGGCGAGAGATCGCCCGCCACTTTTTGAGAGGTTTACATGGCCATCGTTCACGCATATCGGCGCACCACGCATGTTGAGGTCGAAGTGTTCGGCTTCATTGCCAAGTTTTCGCCCAATGAGGCCGGAGAGGTTGTCTGCGAGGTGCCCGAGGGCCCGGCGCTGGACCGCCTGATGGAGATTCCCGAGGCCTACGTGGTGCATGGCATCAAGCCCCAGGCCACACCAGACCCCGAAGAGGACGACGACACGCCCCTGTCCAAGTACGTGCTGACGCGCAACGAGTCCGATGAAACCATCGACCTGCGCACGCTGGACCGCGCCGGCCTGCTGGCCTTCATTGCCGAGCAGGAACTGAGCTACACCCCGCGCGCCAACACGCCTGACGACACGGTGCGCGACAAGATCGTTGCCCTGCTGACTGGCGGCTGACTTGGCCGCAACCGTCACCGTTCGGGAGGTCTTTCGGCAGGCATCCTCGCTGCTGCAGGACACTGACCCCCAGTTCTACCGCACGCCTGAGCGTGAAATGGTGGACTTTCTGAGCGAAGGCGCGATGTTCGTGTCCAGCCTGCTGCCGACGGCCAGTTCGCGCATCGACACCGTGAAGCTGAAGCCGGGCGGCCTGCAGAGCATCGACACCGTGGCCCAGGCCGACATCATCCCGGGCGATGGTGTGCCGCTGACACAGCCGGTGCAGGGCATCCAGGTGCTGCGCGTGCTGTGCAACATGGGCACCACAGGCCTGCAGGCTGGCAAGGCCATCAGGATCACGCCGGCAGAAATCAAGGACGCGCAAAACCTGTCATGGCGCGGCGTGGCCGGCACGACCATCGACCAAGTGTGCATTGACCCTGGCACGCCGAAGTACTTCGAGAACTACCCCGCTGTGCAAGGCCCTGTGTGGGTGCGCATGGCTTGGTGCGTGCAGCCGCAGCCCGTGCCCTACACCGGCACGCCTGAAGCGCCGCAGTACGGCAGCGCAGGCAGCAACAGCACCACCATTCCCCTGGCCGACGAATACGCCCAGGTGCTTATCAATTTCATCGTGGCGCGCTCGAACATGCGAGATGCCGAGTGGTCTGACCGCAACAAGGGCGACTACTTCGCGGGCCTGGTGGTGAACTGGCTGAACGCCAAGGTGGCGGCCATCACCGGCACCAATCCTAACCTGAAGACCCTGCCGTTTTCACCCCAGCCAGTCGGGCAGGCAGCCTGATGCAGCCCATACGGATTGCGGGGTTTGCTGGATGCAGCTACGCAATGCAGCCGCGCCTGTTGCCGCCAGAGTTGGGCGTGTACTGCGAGAACCAAAATCCGGGCCGTGGCGACCTTCGGCCCTGGATGAAGCCGCTGAACGTGGCGGTGCTGCCTGCCGGGCGACAGACCATCTACCGTTTCAACCGCGACACGGCAAGCGACACCGAACACTGGTTCAGCCTGACCAGCATGGGCCAGTTTGTGCGCTCGTTCCTTGAAGACGATCCGACCGAGCGCACTTACTTTACGGCGGCCACGGGCGGCCTGAAGGTCACGGACAACATCATCGGCTTGGCCGGTGCACCGCTTCCTACCGCTTCGCGTGATGTTGGCCTGCCGGCACCGGTCAGCGCTCCTACCGTCACCCAAACCACGGCGGGCGCTGGCGACGACGAAACGCGGTACTACATCTACGTCTACGTAAACGACTGGGGCGAAGTCAGTGCACCAAGCCCTGTGAGTGCGGCTGTGGTCTGCAAGCCTGGCGCCATCTTGGCCATTTCCGGCATGAGCACGGTGCCCAGCGGTTCGCACGGCATCGACAAGGTGCGCATCTACCGCACCCAGGCCGTCACCAGTGGCGCGGCCGACTTCTTCTTCCTGCGCGAGATTGCTGCTGCAACCACCAGCACCGACGATGCACGCGCGCTCAACACCAAAGACCAGCTGGAGAGCGCCGGCCCGGCCGGTACCCTTGGGTTGCAATGGGCTATGCCGCCTGCTGACCTGACCAACTTGGCCGGCCTGTGGAACGGCATGATGGCCGGTATCAGTGGCAAGGCTGTGCGATTCTGCGAGCCGTACAAGCCCTACTCCTGGCCACCGGCGTACGCCGTGCCCTGCATGGACACGCCCGTGGCCCAGGCGGTGTTTGGCCGCAACCTGCTGGTGCTGACCACCGGCACACCGCTGCTGCTGCTGGGCAGTGCGCCTGAAGCGATGGACGGCCCGCCTGTTGGGATGGTGCTGCCGTGCGAGTCTGCGGCCGGCGTGGTTTCGTTCAAGCATGGCGCCGTGTGGCCAAGCGCCGACGGCCTGGCCTACCTTGCAGAAGGCGGCCAACCATCCATCATCACGGCTGACCTACTGACCCGTGAGCAGTGGCGCGCGATGAACCCAGACACCATGGTTGCAGACCAATACGAGGGCCTGTACATTTGCTCCTACCAAGACGGCAGCACCCGCAAGGGCTTTGCCATCGACCCGCGCAACCCGGGCAGCCTGTACCCATTCAGCGAAGGCTTCACGGCCTGCTACTTCGATGAACTGCAGGGCAACCTGTACATCTTCAGCGGCGTAGACATCAAGAAGTGGGATGCAAGTCCAGAGCCGATGACCGTGCTGCACCGAAGCAAGGTGTTCCGCATGCCGCGCCCATCAAACCCGGCTGTGGCCGAGGTGGTGGCCGACGACTACCCAGTGACATTCAAGCTGTGGGCCGGCAAGCACAGCAGCACCGGCTGGCCACCTGGCGCACTGAAGGAGACGCGCACGGTGAACGGGCGCGACGTGTTCAAGCTCAAGCCCGGCTACTTGGCCGAGGACATGCAGATTGAAGTCAGCGGCACCGGGGCCATCGTGGCTGCTGTGGCCGCTAGTTCAGTTGACGACATACGAGAGACGTAAGGAAGACCAATGCCAATACTGACATCTGAACTCAGCACCCCATTCACGCCAGCCGTGGGCAATTTTGCGGCCCAATCCGTCAACAGGGATGCGCATCTGTGGCGCAAAACGTCAGCTTTAGCAGAGTTTGTGTTTGTGGGTGTTGTACCCGAAGGCAGAGGCATAGACGTTTTTCAATCTTCAGCTCTTTGCGTATGGCAGTTCATCGCGCCACCTGGAACCATTGTTGAAGCGTCGCAGTGAACATGATCACCTCTCCCCTGCGTTCGCCCCTACAGCCAGCCATCCGCAGCCCCCTGGAGCCAGCGCCTGGCAATGCAGGGGGAAGCCTCACCTCAGTGGTTGCGCGGCTAAACGCGGCGAATGCGGTAACGGGGCCTATGCGTTATAGCTACTTCAAGCCGTCCGCCGCAGGGTGGGTGTCGGGCCTTATTGCAGCCGTACCGTTGGCTGGTACTTTGTGGCGCGTAATGGTCTTTGGGATCGAGGCGGGCGGCAATGCTCGTTTGTACGACTGCTGGTTGGGCCAAAGGACACTGGCCGAAGGCACGTTGTTTTCAGGTCAAAGCACCGAACCGGCAATCATCAATGCTCCTGTCCCTGGCGCCGGCTGGGTTAACACTACCGGCCGCAATCCGTACACCATAACAAATGGTCAAACGCTCACGTTTAATTTCACGGGCACCGGCTTTGATTTGCGTTCGTTTTGCGACAATCGCGGCGGCCTGTGGAATATAGAAGTGGACGGCGTAGCATTGGGTTCGGTCAGTGTCTTCAGATCTAGTGCAGCATACTACACACTGACAAACGTAGTGCGAGGTCTTACTTCGGGCGCCCATACTTGCGTTATGACATTTGCAGGCGCAGACCCTGCAAACGCACCTTCTGGCGGGGTGGCGAGGGGCTGGATTAGCCGCGAGACAAACGCGGTGCCCAGCAGTGCGGACCTGCAGTCTTACGGCACCGTCCGAGTAGCCGACATTCGCGAAATCTACTCAGTCACGCATCAAGTGCTGATGGTCGGCAGTAACGTGGAGATAGCTATATCGGCTCGACCGCAAGGCGCCGCCTATGCGCATGCTTGGTGGCCGGCACACGCGGCTGTCGAAACGAATACGCAGGTATCTAGGTCAATTTACGTCGATGGTGTGGAGCTTGTCGATCCGTTATCAAGATTCGGCGTATGGGCTGAATGCCAAAGTATTGAATGCGCTCAGGTATCTACTGGCAGCAACAGCGGCAGCGGGTCAGCAGTGACTATGCACCAGACCAGCCAGTTTTCGCAGATTACCAGCAGCGGCTATGCTTACAGCGGCCTGCTAACTTTCGGCGTAAATTGCCAAGTTAGTACTGGCTACGCCTGTATGGGCCCTGCGCAAAATACAGACTTGGCGGTCTACTCAGATGGCGCAACCGTCAATGTCAGCGCCCACAACAATATAATGTTGACTGCGCCGACAAACGTACCTGGCTGTTTGCTTGTTGATCCGGTGCGGCACCCATACGCGCTGGCGACGGAAATTACGGCCGTGTCCGCAAGCATCCGAGAAGGCCGGCCAGGGGCGGTAGCAAACTGGAACCGCGTACAGCCTCGCACTGATGCTGTTCGGACGGCAAAAGTGTATCCGCACGCATTTGCAACTGACGCAAATATTGACACGGGTGAGCAGTGGTCGTTCGCAGGCCGGCTAAGCGCAGGTCTTGCGCCAGCCTGACATGCTCCCCCTCAACGTAACCGCCAGCACCACGCCGCAGCAAGCCGCAGCGGTGACGCACGCCGCGCGGGAGTTGGCCCCAACCCACGCGCAGTGACACC